ACGGTAGGTGTTACAGTTGGAGTTACCGTACTGGTCGGTGTTACTGTTGGAGTTACCGTTGGGGTTACTGTACGGGTCGGGGTTACCGTTGGGGTTACTGTACGGGTCGGGGTTACCGTTGGGGTTTCTGATGGGGTTACTGTGTTTGTTGGGGTTATTGAAGGTGTCGGTGTAAATGTTGGGGTTACAGTCGGGGTCGAAGGAGGGGTAGGGGAAAGAGAAGGGGTTGGGGTTGGCGTGAGAGTTGGTGTAACTATTGGCCCGATTCTTGTTAATTCAATACCGCAAAACGGTGCCATAAAGTTTTGAGACATTACACCGTATTGAGAGTTACCATAGAACAGAGATATTGTACCTAAATCTGTTATTTTTATTAATGCGGTCTGTCCAGGAGCCAATAACCCTGCATGCACAACAGCTACAGGTAAATAAGAATCTGCAGTGTATGGATTACTACCCCAAATATCTTGTCCTGGTGGTAAGATATCTGTACCTGTAATATTGAGTTCGAACGGCACTAACCCGCACGCAAGTACTGATGGTGTGACCGTGTTGGTTGGGGTAATGGAGGGAGTAACCGTGTTGGTTGGGGTAATAGAAGGGGTAATAGAGGTGGTAGGTGTTACTGTTGGTGTTACTGTTGGTGTTACTGTGTTTGTCGGTGTTACAGTGGGTGTTACAGTGGGTGTCGGGGTAAGTGTTGGTGTTGGGGATACACCTAAGGAAGGGGTGTTAGTTGGAGTTGTTGTTTGTGTTGGTGTATATGTAGGTGTATTTGTTAGTGTTGATGTAACAGAGGGGGTAGGTGTTACTGTTGGGGTAGAGGTATTAGTTACAGTTGGGGTATTTGATGGTGTTACTGTGGGTGTTGTTGTGTTTGTCGGGCTTATCGTGATGGTTGGGGTTAGAGTAGGAGTTATTGTGGGAGTAGGTGTGTTTGTGGGGGTAGGTGTACAAGTTGAAGTAGGGGTTAGAGTTTTAGTTGGTGTTAATGTTGGAGTTAATGTTCTTGTTGGAGTTGGCGTTGGAGTTGGCGGGCATATTGTTAGTTTACGTAAAACATTATTAAACTGATCGACAATAAATAGAGTTTGTTCGGTGTTGTGTACAATACCGACTGGTGCATTAAAACCTGCAACACTGCCTGCACCATCTCTATAACTATCCCCTCTCTCCATGCCCGCAAGAGTTGTAACCTCAAAAGGGTAAGTTGTTTTTATAACGCGAATAACATCATTGTTTGTATCGGTTATAAAAAGTTCAGTGGTATTATTTGTTGTAATACCTAAAGGCGCGTTAAACTGCGCAATCAACCCTACACCATCAACATACCCGCTCGTGCCGGTTCCTGCAATGGTAGCTACCTGATATGGAGGAACGAGATTAACACGTCTTATCGCGTGATTTATCGAATCTGTAACATATAAATTACCATCTAAACTAGCTATAATACCTCTTGGAGATCCAAAAGAAGCTATATTACCTGGCCCGTCATTTGAGCCTTGTACACCGTTACCAGCGATGGTGGTAACAGTATTTGTAACTGGGTCAATTTTTCTTATACGATAATTGCTCTGATCTGATACAAAAATATCACCAAAAACATCAATGGTAATATTAATCGGGAAATTAAATTTAGCTGTTATACCGCTACCATCTGCAAAACCTGGGATACCAGGGACACCAGCTATAGTACTGACAACCCCTGTCGAAACATCAATTCTACGTATACAGTGATTAAATGTATCACAAACAAATATACGCCCATTAGCATCTACAGCTAACCCGTGTGGTTTGTTGAACTTTGCAACAGATGTATCTCCATCAACATGTCCTTCTACGCCTTTTATACCCGCTATAGTGGTAACAGTGTTATTTATTATATTAAAACTTCTAATAGTATTACTGTTTGGTTCTGAAATATAAAACGTGGTTGATGTACCATATTTACCAGCTCCATACGGTCTATTGAATCTTGCACTACTACCGATACCGTCAATAGTGTTTATGTTAGAAGCACTCCCTGCAACTGTAGTTACAAGTATACAAGGGGGTAGCGGGGTAGTCGGTGTTTGGGTAGGGGTAGGGGTAACGGTTGGAGTCGCATTTGGTAATAATTGTAAAGATGAAGACTTACAAGAAATTTCTGGCAACAAAGGTGGGTAGTAGTCACCATTGTTACCTGTAAACGGCCAAAAGAAAAACGGGCAGTCATCTGTGTAAGGAAATTCTGGGATTACCCGGGTACCTTCAAAAACTGGGTTATCACATATCGAATTTAATAGATCATTATCACCAATAGAACGTAAAAAACTAGCTTGATCTCCAGCTTGTATAGCGTACACAACGTTGTCTTTTTTATTTCTTGCGCTTAACAAACGAGTTTTATATTGAGTTTGAATTAGAGAAGGCGTATTTGCAGGTGTTTCGCTATTATTAGATGTTTGAAATATTGTGTTTTGTGGGTTTACTGGTCCAATTTCTATCGAAGCTCCGTTAGAAGTACCTGTACTACTACTATACACTACAACACTCGGGTAATAGTTATACACACTCTTTCCTGATCTCGTATAAACATATTTAAAATCATAGTTTCTTGGATCTTTTGGATCATTAGGATACTTACCATTATATATAAAATATTTCGGATCAGGTACTTCCTCTCTTGTAACTAAAAACGTTTTATCGTCGTCTCCTGAATTCCAAAGAATTCTTTCAATAGGAAAACTACCCGGTGTAGAATTTTTTGCGGTAAAAATAATTTCTAGTGGTGCTACACCATATATTTGCTCAGAAACGACGCACAATCTCGCTTTAGGTGGTATTTCATGTACTTGTATAGAGTATGTTTTAATAACCGTTTCTTCAGTTACTTCCTCTACTTGCTCGTCATCGAAATCTGGTATTTCGCAAACATCTGGCGGTGGTTCGTATCCCCAAATTTTTTGATTCTCTCCACCACCCACTGTTTTTTCCCACTTTGTGGGGTTACCTCCGTATTGTCGTAACTCAGACCATTTCCAATATTTACAATGTTTTTGTAAGCAATCTGATTCCCCGCCCCATGTTCTAGCATATTTACCGTTAAGCGCGCATGAAGCATCGTTCCATGTAATTCGGTTTGCTTCATCAACAGAATTACAAACTATTTTATCCCAATACCAAAGTCTGCCGTATTTACCTAAACACGGGTTACCGTCTTCTGTGTATGTTTGTTTTTTCTTTATTTTAAATCTCGTGAGTTTTACAGAATAAACTCCGGGCATAATATAGACATGCGTTATACAGTGCTCATCACAAAAAACTTTAACAACGTTTGTAGAATCATTATAGTAATCTCCAAAATCCCATTCATAGTATGTTGTAACTTTCGGATCCGTATGGTCAGTTTTTAAATTGGTGCAGAATAAAACAGCTAAGCTCGGAGCATATCCCTCTATAACACCTTCTGGGGTCGGTGAGACAGGTAGTGTATTACTATTATTAGGTATACCGAAATCCCATGAATAATGCTTTGGGACTGTTTTTCCTGATAAAATCGTAAACTCAGTTGTCATATTTTAATGTATAATACAAAGTATTTAGGCAATAAAATAATTATTGATAGACGTTTCTTATAGTTTCTTTTAAAATAATATTAAGTTCTTTATTTTGTTTTAAGTTAAAAACTCCAAAATTAAAAAATTTATAATTTTTTGGTACACGAAACGCGTTAAACGTGCAAGTTGCGTTATTTTCAGTTATTACGTCGTTAATAGGTGTTACATGTAAAGGTTGTTGGTTATATAGTACTTGTAAACTATTAAATGGATCACTAATGTACTCAAAGATGTTAATATTGCTATTTTTAAAGGGTGTGATTGTTTGCATACCTTCCCATGTAAAACAGTCCTTACGAGCCCAAGTGAAAGTTACATCTTTAGCCTGTAGCGGAGAAACTGATGCGTATGAAAAATAATTATTTTGTCCCTGCAAAACAGGTAAAATACTGCTTTGTAAAAAACTATAGCTCATGTATAGATAACTACAATAAAAATTATATAATAAGTTACATTCAAAAAAACTTAAACCATCTTCGCTACTTACACACCATAAATTATCGATGTTTAAAAGAATAGGTGAGGTTTCAAAATTATTACTTACAAGATGTCTACCGTAGGGGCTAATATCGTACCAAATTTTCACTCTACCTTCTGAACCATTTAACCAACTTGTTAGTGTACCATTTTTAATTTCTAAAACTGTAAAATCTTTTTCTTCTAAATTATTTTTCCAAATTCGTATTGTTTTTGTTATTAAATTTGCGTGCGTAAACGTGTAACAAGATTCTATATAAGGATATAAATTTTTTTGGTTTATTTCTTTTTTTACAGATATTACATTACTATAATTCTTTTTTGTTGTATAAAAATTTTTAGCTACAGAAACGCATCGTAGGATATTATTATCTCGTAAAATTAAACTATCTACATCGAGTTCTGATACATCAGTTCTTAAAATTGTATTCCAACCATTTTCATAACCTTGCCATTCAAACTCTAAACTATCTAAACCCTCTTGTTTAAAATTATTTTCAAGAATTAGTTTATTATTTTCAAATAAAAGGTTAAGGGGTTGTAGATGACTTTCAAAAATATTTGACGGTATTAAACAAGAACTAACTGCAAAAGTGTTTAAATTATCACACCCTACGGCAGTAATCTTTAAATCTTGAAAATAGTTATTTTTATCAACAAAAAAATTAAAATTAGAAGTTAAATTATTGACTAGACAGGTTATTTCTTGGCACCCAAGCCATTTAAGTAAAATATTGACCCTCATGCCGCACTCTCTTTTATAGTAAGGTATTACATTAAATAATTGTACATAAGGAGTAGATATTATATTATATACTTCTGAATATACGGTACACTCATTAAAAGAATTTTTAGCGCAAATTTTAATACGTATTTTTTTAGAAAAATCTTTAGGTAAAATATAGTAGTCGTTGTCTTTAACTTCTGTATCTCTCCATGTGTTACTACCTAAATCGTATATTTGCCATATCCGCTCTAATTTGTCTACGTTAAACCATTTACCTGATTGTATATGTAAACAGGTAGGTGAAACTTCAAAAATAGTATCTAAAACCGTGCATATTGGAAACTGAGACGGTTTATGTAATTGTTTCAAAAATAAGTTTTTAATATACTGTATTTCGTGTTTATCACATAACCAATTAAAAATTAAACATCCATAAAAGTTAAATTCTGAAAAAACAGACTTTGTGTCGTTAAGTATTGCTCCGAAAATATTATATTTTGTATCCGAAAAAGGTATATTAAAAGATTCTTTAACAAGTACTTCTAAATTATTAAGATAAAGACGTGTCTGTTTACTATCATTAACAAGCGTTAAAACATGTATGTCATCTGTCAAATTAATAATCGAGCTAAAATTTACCGCTTCGCTATTTGTATAGTAAAATCTTTTATCATTTTTATACCAGAAATTATATGAATTTTCTATATTTTGTTTTGAAAAACCTATTATATTTTTATCTTTTGCTGTAAAAAAGAACATTGCTGTAGTGTTATTAAAATTAATAGAAGGGGTAATTTTCATGTACTGTCCGTTTTCATTAAAACCTACAGAAAAAAGTTTTTCATTTTCTATATAAATTTCTGGCGCGTGTTGCACCTGGGCGTTAAATTCAAACTTTTTATTTACACTTACCCATTTGCATAATTTTTGATTTTGTGCTACACCTTTTTCATTAAAATTATCAAACAGATACTCAGGTTGAGAAATAAACTGTATATTTGCAATTTTTTTAAGATTTTTAATATCATAAAATTCACTCTCACACTCACATATCTTTTGAGAAAAACCATTTTCCGCTAACACAGTGAGTTTTATATAACAGGGCCCTACCTTTTCGAGATCAAATGTTAAGCAATTATCATTAAGATGTTCAACCCAAACACTCGTATTTGTAGATTTTGTAAACCACTTTACACGTATATTAGGGAGCGGGTACCCTGTCCACGTACCTACATTTCCTTTTACGGTGAAAAACGACGTTCTTTGTAAAGAAGGGGGAGTTAAATTTTCTATTTCAACTGTAGCTGTTTTGGTGGGGGTAAGAGTGTTAGTTGGAGTTATGCTTGGTGTGATAGTTGGTGTGTTTGTTGTTGTTGAGGTGGGCGTAAGAGTTGGAGTGGTTGTAGGGGTTGTGGTCGGTGTTGTGGTAACTGTGTTAGAGGGTGTTTGTGTTAGTGTATTAGTGGGGGTTAGTGTTTGAGTGGGGGTTAATGTTGACGTGTTGCTAGGTGTTTGTGTGACAGTTGGAGTAACTGTTGAGGTAATAGTCGGTGTACAGGTCGGGGTTCTTGTAGGGGTAGGGGTTGGTTTATTTGTTCTAGAGGGGGTTTGAGAGTTAGTTAAAGTAACAGTTGAAGTGGTTGTTGGTGTTTGAGTGAGTGTGGGGGTTAGGGTATTTGTTGGGGTGGTTGTTAGGGTTGGGGTTGGGGTTGGGGTGCTTGTATTTGAAGGTGTATTGGAGGGTGTTTGAGTGTTCGTTTTTGTTACTGTTAAGGTCGGGGTATTTGAAGAGGTCGGGGTACAAGATTTTGTCGGTGTTCTTGTCGGTGTTTTTGTCGGTGTACAGGTTAAAGTGGTTGTTGGGGTACTTGTAGGTGTTTGAGTGATTGTTGGTGTTTGAGTTAACGTGGGGGTTAATGTAGTGGTTTGGGTGGGTGTTGGTGTAGTAGTACGTGTCTGTGTACGTGTTAAAGTGGGTGTTGAAGTAGGGGTTGTTGTATGAGTTGGTGTTTTTGATGGAGTTATCGTTACTGTTATGGTTGGTGTGTTTGTCGGCGTGGATGTTTGAGTTAAAGTGCGGGTAAGGGTGGGTGTTGGTGTAAGGGTGGTTGTTGGTGTAGGCGTAGGGGTCGGTGTTAGTGTTGAAGTCGGGGTAGTTGTTGGAGTAAGTGTAGGGGTGGAGGTAGGGGTTGTTGTTGGAGTATAAGTTGGTGTGGTTGTAGGGGTTGAGGTTTGGGTTGGGGTAATAGTTTGTGTAGGGGTAAAGGTAGGGGTATTTGTCTGAGTTAGAGTTGGCGTGGTTGTGGGGGTTTTAGTAACTTTTGGGGTTTTAGTGGGTGTACGGGTTTGAGTAACCGTAACGGTTTTAGTCGGGGTTAATGTTGGTGTGTTTGTGGGTGTGTTTGTTTGTGTTACTGTTTGACTGGGAGTGGGGGTTCTTGTGGGGGTGCAGGTGTAGGTAGGTGTTAATGTTTGAGTATTGGTCTGTGTTATAGTTGTTGTAGGTGTAGTTGTAGGTGTAGGCGCTACAACATTCACTTTTACAACGCGTCTTATCGAGCCGTTATTAGTTTTAAATTCAACTGGTATATCGTAAACGCCAGGGATTTGCGGAGCCTGACTCTTAATTAAATTAATATAGGTGTCAGGGTTAGTGAGATCTACATTTTCAATGACTAGCCAGCTGTGATTAGAAGGTTCGTTAATTATTTTTTCAACAGACATTTAACGTAAAATTTATTTTTTTTTTTTATTTAAAATAAATTTGTTTTTACATCAACAACAACCTTTTTCTCGCGCTACTTTAAGTGCTTGTAGCATGTCAAGATAATCTTTACTATTACTAAAATTTAAAGAAGATGAACTTTGCTCTTCTAAAGGAGTGTTGTTACTTTCAATAAAAACAGGTATATCAAGCTGTTCTCCTACAGTTGTTGTAATTATAGACGGTAAAACTATATCTGGTAATGTGATTAATTCCTGTGGAACGTAAATTATAACTCTTTCTAATCTATAGAGCTCGGTAACACTAATGCGTAGTTCGACAACATATTCTTTTAAATCGTTTGTTCTTCCAATAAAAGAATATATTAATTGTTTTTTTAAATTATCAAATGTGAGCACGGGTCGATCAACTTCTGTAAGCATTAAGCTAGAAAGTTGTGCAATGTACGTGTGTGCGCTTGTTAAATAGTTCATATTGGAAATACCTTACTAAATGTTTCATTTACAATATCAAGTTCGAATAAATGAGGTATTATTTGGTTACTTGAGAGCTCGCATATACTTAACAACACTATTTTTTGTTCAGGAAAAAACCACGTGTCACCTACCTGTGCAACCGATACCCCGGTGAGAGAATTAAACTCTCTTCTTAACCCGATTGAAATTGGAGCTATAAGTGAAATAATATGAGAGCTATCTACAAAACTATAGATGTTGTCTCTTTCATACTCATAATTAATTTTTTCTAAAAAGATAGCACTTGATGTCTCAATATAAAGAGTATCAAAAAACATATCTATTTTTCTTATACCACCACCGGTTAATTCAGAATACACTTCTAAACCTTTATAAGTATCAAAAACACCGCTTAGAGCTTTATATGCAGGTTGCACGACTTTTGATGTTTTTTGCACCCAAAGCTCTCCAGGTATATTTTTTTGTTCGTAAGGAGAAGAATTTTTTATATCTTTTAATAAAGTGTACTGGTTACCGAAAATATCAGTAACCCAATTATATATTTGCTTATCGTTGCTTTGTAAGATATGTTCTTCAGCCCACACAGACGCGTTATAAATACCTGCTGCATTACCGGGTACATTTGTATTATCACCCCATTCTTTGCTTTCTCTGCCTGTCCAAGGGGTAAGTTTTTTATTTAAAATGTTAATACCTGTTTGCTTAGAAATTTTACTGTCTGTGGTGGTTTGATACGGTATAAATTTTTGATATTCTTTTGAAACTTTTCGATTTATATTTCCCGCTAAAACGTTTGAATTAAACGATTCTTTAAGCCATGTTGCATCTTCTGAAAGATCTTTATATGGTATAGAATTTTCTTTTTTAGAGTTACCTCTGCCGCCGAAAAAATAATCCGGTTTTACAAAATCTTCAATTATAGTTTCAGCTGTTGTATTTAACGTATAAGTAAAATTATTAGCATTATATACACTAACCCCTAAATTATTTGGTATAAAATACCCACCAGTATCTTTTTTTGTATAAATACTCTGTAGAGTTGGTATCGTCGGGGAAGTAGCGTTAAAACGATTTGCAAATTGATTCCACGGTCTTTCAACTTCAAGGGCTGGTGTTATATCTTTCTCTGTAATTGTGTATGTTTCAATTTCGGGTACTGCGGATATAGACCATGTAAATGGTGTTAAAGCTTTATATAAAACTGTTACTGGGTGATTGTCGATGTAATTTGTAAGAAAAATTAAAGAAGATGATGAAAGTGGTTGTACGTTAAATAATGTACCTACATTGTCGGATAATATATCTTTAAGGTTTGTTGGTTCGTAGGAAATTGATAGTTCTCGCCATTGTTTTTTATTAACTTCGGTTAATACGGTTATTGGTTGTTCCCAAATTAAAGAAGTGTTACTTTTTCTATCATATTCAACATAATACCCTGTATCAAAGTTTGATACAGAAAATAAAGGCTGTGTAACTATGTTATGTGTATCAAAAACCCTATATGACGTGCTCCAATCTGGTATACTTCCAAACTGCGTATAGTTTTCGCGAGAAAAGGTAGCTTTACCCCAAAACGGTCTAGCGCCTGGGGTTGCTACAGAGCGTTGATACGCGGTGCTGTAATCCCAACCAAAAAGATTTGTATTTAACACAAACCCTGGTTGAGGTGTATTTATGCCTGTAAGAGAAGGGGTAGTTTGAAAATACCCTACCGCGGTTATAGGGGGAATACCTGAAAACCGAACTATTGTAGCTTGCTCAGGCGTCCATGTATATGAGAACGCGGAAATATTAAAGTTAGAAGTAGTACCACCTGAATTCGGTACACGTGTAAAACTTTCTGGAGTACCTGTCTTTATATCAACTACTACACTGTATACACCTTCAATAAACGGTATAAACGATAAAACATCTGTATTTTCATATTGAGTCACAGCCCCCGTAGGGTCAGTAACAAGCCATTTTGCGATACCTAAAACATCATCTGAATTTATAGGTGGTATACCATTACCGAGAGTTATACTCGCATTGGTAGGGTTTGTAAAATTAGTTTCTGGGTAACTTAAATAAATTTTTTGAGATGTAAGAGTGAGCGGGTCATCTGCTCTCGCGATAGATACATAATCATAATTTGCCCAAATGTTTCTTTTATTTTCAGTTATTGTGTTTTGAGATATTATAGTACCTGAAACCGCAGAAACAACAGAGCCGCTGCGTGCGTAAATTAAAAGATCTCTTTCTTTTAATACCATGTTTGACGGTTTATCGTCACTTAACCATGTACCATTATTTTGTTTAGTTGCTGAAACCCACACAAACTCTTTTGAATTTTTATTTGAGTATTTGTACCTTAAAGCTAAAGAAGGAATATTTACTCCTTCAGGTTTTGCGCGTAAATAGATATACGCGCTTCCTTTTTTAAATCTTGGTATTCCGTTAAAAGTTTCAGTTACCCAGGCACCACTAAAGAAACCTTTTTTTAAATGAGTCTTATACCAAGCAAAATTTAAACTTTGCTTATAATTTTTATTGAAACTATCTCTCCAGTTTGCAATATCAAGAGTACTAATATCATTAAAATCTGTACATTCAACAATAATATCTACCTCGTTAAAAGATGAATCATCTATTGTGTTATAGTGATGCCCGTAAGGTGTAAAATTTACAGCGTGACACGAGCATTTATTGTACTCTAAAGAGCTTGCATCATTATATGGGCAATCTTTTTTATGAGGAATAAACTTAATAACGTTATTAATGTCAGTTAAATTGTCTCCTTGCCAAATAAATTTTACACAAGTCCCCGAATCAGCAATAAATGATAAACATGGTTGGGGGGTTGTTATAATTTTACTATTTGTAAATAAAACATTTGTACCTGAAAGCCATGCACATTCTGTAGCGTTTTCTAAAGTATCTGTTGGGGAATTAATTTTATAAATTTTATCTGCGCCTTCGAAAACATTAGATACAATTTGATAATTTATATCAAGATTTTGTATAGAAACGGTATCGCAAACTTTAACATTTTTAGGGTAGTAATTAGGTAGTTCTTCTCCTTCAATTCGCTCGTACGGCCAATAAACAATTGTGTTTGTATTCGGTGCAATGGGTAGATCGGTTTTTGTGAATTTATAAAGCCAAGATATTTCAATATCACCTGCGTACGAAGATTCGTTCGGGAAGGGGGGAGTTTTTACTATCTTAATTTTATCAGCTTGGGGGTAAGAGGTACTTGCGTAAGCTTTTTGGTCAATGAGGGTTGTATCTTGTATATTAATAGAAGAAACAGTTAGAGTGGTGGAAGTGTAACCCCAATACTCTGTTTCTATTAATTTTTTAAACGTATCTTTTAGCGAAAAAAATTCTGGTAGATATTCATAGGAAGGACCTGTCCATTCTACCCCTACCCCAGATAGGCCGAACCCTGGGTACGGAAATTTAAATTCCGTTTTAGATTTTTTTTCAAATTTTGCTTTTAAAAGTTTATTTTCTGTTTCGTGTTTCTGAAAACTAAGCCATGCACCTTGAAGATTGTTTTTTGTTTGTATAAAAATAGTATCGCTTGTTGAAATATCTGTACCCGCAGTACCAAGCTCTTGCGCTGTTGTAGCGGTCAAAGGTATTGGAACTAACCGATTTGTAGGCGAAGCATAGGTTTTATAGAAATTGTTTGGCCAATTAAAAAGGTTATCCCCTGTATTTATTTGTATATCAAATTTTTCAATTTCTAGACTAGGTTTAGTGACCTCTCCTGTGTGTTTGTTATACCCTGAATATTTTTTAAGGTAGTTTTCTGCTAAATTTAAATTCGTTTCAGAGTCAAAATACGTGCCAGATAAATCCGGGGTGTTAATAAACACCCAACTATCGTTCAAAAGATCTATATTTTTAGTGTTAAAAAACTCTTTTGTTGTAGGGTCGTGTAGGTTAAAATACGCTGAAACCGGTAATGTGTTAGATTGATCTTGATACTCAAAGTCATCGTATACTTCTTCAACTTTAACTACTAAACTTTTTTTAATTTCGTCAAGCTCTGGTAAACATATAGAAATATTTCTTGGAATTTGAAGTGTATTAAATTCAGACTGTGTATAACGATTTAAAAGATGTTCATGGATTTCAAGCTCGAAGCTAGTGTTAGTTCCACCTAAATTATACTGTAATTTTGTATTTTTAAGTTTTTTTCGTACATAATTAAAATACAGCGCGATCTCTTTTAATTTTTTTGCAAAATAAGGTATAGTGTTTAAGATGTCATCGTTATTGCTAAAATTAATAACTTTATACCATCTATCTTTTTCTTGATTAGAAAAAAATAATTGAAGTTCTTTTAATAGAGATAAATAATTGATTCGAGTTTGAAAATCTTGCTCATTATTATTATTGATTTGTTTTTTTACTGTATACCATTCGGTTAAGTATTGATTATAAAGATTATATTCTTGAGAAGGTATAATACCTGTTCTCGATTTTTTCCATTCTTGAAAAGAAAGCGGCTCTTCATAATCTAACATTTTATGCGCTAGACTAGGAGGTAAAGCTTGTTTAACTAAATGTTGCGTTATACTTTCCACTTTGTTATATTATTTAACTATTTTTTTTGAGGTTTTTAGTTAAAATATAGTTAAATACTTTTTCAACGAGCCCATCTTCCCCATACCAATCATTTTTGGACGAAATGTTAAACGAAAAAGTGGTTGAAGGGTTATTCCAGTCTATTATATTTTCAATGTAAACCGGTAATCCATTTTCTTCAATAATAGGGGTATAAGGTATATACTCGTAAAAAAGATAATTGTTAATGACAGGTTGCGCGAAACCTACACCGTCAAAGTCTTTTAACGGGTACACGTTTAGATTGTTTTGTTTTGGCACGTTAACTAAAGTGTAAATTGAACTGAATTTATTTTGCAAAAATATTTTTTGCCCTGCTGTAACCATATCAGTTTCTGTGTTTAAAACTTTTCCAACACTTTTTGATAAAACAGGTGCATTATCTTGTATGCCTCTAATTCGTTCTTTAGATACTGAAAATAAATCTATGGCATTTTTTATGCTTGCTGGGAAACTCGTAAAAAATGTATCAATAGGTTGATCAACAGAAGCACATATAGACATTAATTTTTCAATACCGCATGTTTCAATATCTGCATGCATTGAAACGAAATTTGCAATCCTTTCGTAAATTTTTTCACCAATATCTTCAAAATTACTCGGTAACGCGTCGCCCACAGTGGCAGGTAAAAACTTATCAAAAAGCCCTACGTTTTTACTAAAGTGTTCGGATAAAGCAAGTTCTTTATATTGCTCAGCCATACTAAACCCGTCGTTAATTTTTTTAAGATTAAAATTTTCATTAAAATTAAGTACAGAAAAATATTCAGATTTACCGCTAAAGTATTGTACATCACCGTATTTTTGTAACCACCGGTTACCTGTCCAATCTCCTGTAGCTTGAGCTGATTTAAATCTTTTATTTAAAATTTTAAGAGTAAACGCTGTTCGTATATCCGGCATATACCCAATTAATGCATCTGGTAAAACTTTGGCACGCCGTGATATATTATTTGTAACCGAGGTCGTAGAGGCTGATAGCACATAAACATTGTTATATACTGAATCAATAACCCAAATACGGTTTGCTGCGTCAACAGCTAACCCGCCTAACTCTTCATCGTTTGAAGAGGAAGTGTAAAAATTTGAATCAGGTACTTTAATAGGTATAAATTGCCCGCTTGATGGAGCGCCATTTACATACCAAGATGATACCTGATATGTTACTGAATTAATAAACCCTATATTTCTTGTTCCATGCGTAAACCAGACGTTAGCATCTCTATCTAAAGCTATAAAACTAGGTCTTCCAAAACCGGTAACAGTTGCTAATAACGTCCCATTTGTATCATATTTTTGAATTGTTCCGAACTCTTTACTCTCATGCATTGAGTTTGTGACCCATATTGAATTATCTGGTGTAACTGCAATACCTGTAGGTAGACTAGATGGTGGTAATGTTACACTTGTAATAAAATTACCATTCTCAGAATATTTAAATAAACCGCTGCATAAAGTTTGAGTGTATGATACCCAAATATTATTAAGTCTATCGGTTTCAACTACTGGTGGTTTAAAGATTTTTTCGTCTTGAACAATTGCATCTTTGTAAATAAAGGGTGGGGTTACAACAGCGCGCAGTTGTAAATCTTCATTAAATTTTAATACAGATACTGAATTATAGAGAGTTACCCAAAAATTAAAATGTCTATCTAAAGAAATGTAACTCGGTGTTAGGCAAAATTCACTATCGTAAAAAATAAATGTTTGTGTTGAAGGTGCAGCTGTTATTGGGTAATTTAATATATTAAGAGAGTCGTTAATTAATTTTAACTGAATACCACTGATTAAAACGCCGTCAGTTGTATATTTATAGATTGCGTCGGTTTCAGAATCTACAGCTATAAGGTCTTGCGTGACAGGTCTTATAGCTAAACCAAAAACCCCGGAAACACCGGAAAGATTGTAGTTAATAACGCTTGTTGTAGATAGATAGGGTACGTACGTCGTTAAAACTTGCCCGTCTTGTTGACCGTTTAATGCTGCAATATTACCTTCAGAGCAAATATCATCTTCAGTTTGTTGGCCTGAACCTAAAATAGTTATACGGTTAAGAACATTATGCTCTGTATTTGAGATCCAAGCGTGCTGAGGTATAGGAAAATCTAAAGGCACTAAAAACTTTTTTTGCTCAAGAGAGTTTTGTAGAGTGTAAGAGTAGCCTGTAATTCTCGTGTTAAGAGCGGTAACTAGAGGTGTTATTGACGTATGAACAATGCCGCCCGCAGGTAGACCGTTTTTGTCTAACGCTTGGAGACTTAGTATATTGTCTCGTGTTACGTATTGATGTGGTTCAAGACCTTCTATCTCTAGTTTAATACTAAAACGATTACCGTGATCATTTGTTGAAGGGTAAGAAAACACCACACCGTAATTGCTATCTGTTACGATTTTATTATTATGTATAGATAAAGTAACCGGTATTTCTGCGCCTACCCATTGAGTGGGGTGAACATCATCAATTAAATTGTTTGTTATTTTTAAAAATTCTGGTAATAACTTTTGAACTTGCCAAATTATAGATGCTTTTACCTGTTCTGTGTTAGCGTAACTTTCAATAGGTTTGCTTATTGTATCAATATAATTCGTAAAACTGTTAGTTAATAAGGTAGCGTGTATAACTACTGAGCAATCTCCTTCTAAGGTATCTGTTCCTATATCATCAATATAAAAAAATTCTCCTTCTCCGTGCACTCCAACTTGTATATTGTTTTGAAATATAGGTGCAGTAGAAATAGTGATTGAAGTAATTGGGGTAAAATTTGTATCTGTAAATCTCCAAGTTGGTGTTAAATGTCTCCACTTCTCTTCAACAATTTGCAAAGGAATAGATCTTGAATTTGCAGAATGAAGCATTACTTTAATTGGTTGTTTAATTTCTGCAGATGTAACCCCAATTTTAAATGTTTTTTGGGTAGGTATACCAGGTAATGAAATTGTATCTGGTATTTGTAAAAACTGTATTTGATCTCTAACAGCGTAATCTATTTGCAGCTTTCTTTGTGCAACATTTACATTACCAAATACATCTACAACAGATAAAGTAACTGTAAAATTATTTGCGTACTTATATGTATGCGTAACAGCTCTTTCACCGTACGCAGTAGCGCCATCACCGAAATCCCAAAACCTATTACTTACAGGTGAAATGTGATTAGTTATATCTGTAAAGATAAAATCTGTAGAATAAACGTAACCAGAGAAAGGAGCAATATCAAAATCTACATTTAGCATACTATTAATACTCTACAGATTCGTAAACACCGTATCTTGTTTGGACTTTAATTAAATTTCTAATGTTGCTAGAATTGTAAAAAAACGGAAATTCAAAAAATCGAAGTGTAAAAGAATTTTGTGAAACGATGACATCATTATCTGGATATTCTTGATTCCAAGTAACTAACGAGACACCTTCAACGTAAGACCCTGTATCATCTCTTACAGTTCGAACTTCCTCTACACCGTTTATATCATAAAGCTGTTGTGTGAGAGCTCTTGGGTCAATAATTTTTCCGAGAGAATTATTATACGGGTTGAAGTAATTAGTTATAATTGTAACCGCGTCGTTAATCATTGCTTCGTTACTTACTCGAGATAATGAAGCTTTTTGTAAAACTAAATAAAAGAACTCGTTATCTATAATATCAATAACTTCATCCGGTTCACCGATACCAAAACTAAACGCTTTATAAACAGGGTCTAAGAACGTTGTTTCAGTTGTATTCATTTTTGTGCTTAAAATACTCGAACTGATTAATTCTTTTTGAGCTGGGGTTAAAAAATTATAAGTTTCACCGGTCGCTGTTCTAGGTACTATGACTATATATCCATTATTAAAATTACAACTATCTGCGTATAAGATTTGATTAAACAAAGCTCGAGATGTAAGCTTCGGGTTTGTGACGCCTAATTCATAAAAATATTTTAAATAAGAAGATGTATAATCCCAGTTATTAACTACCTTAACGTCTATGATAAAATTAGCAAAATTAGCTTTTATATACGCTTCATAATCTCCTGCAGTTACTAAACGGTACTGGCTTCTATATACTGCAGGTGCTAATTGTCTTATTTCTTCGGTTGTTTCTGCGTTTTTAGGGGTAGTCGAGCTTGCATTATTTTTAAAAAATAAATTTGTTAATTCAGTCGCCTCAAGATACAATAATTGTTCATTATTAACATCATTTAAAATTTCATTATACTGTGGGGTGTTATATTTTCTTACTTCTTTTGTGAAAAAATCTTGCCCTACAACACCGTTTTCACCACTGCTTTCTAAATAATATACTGCAACGACATCCCCTGTTTGAAGTTTTCTTCCATTAATATCATCCCCAAAACGAATTTCGTAACGCTTGTTGCTATTCAACCGAATTTCATATTTTTTTGCAATACCGTTTTCTAAATATAAACTCGGTGTTGATTTATATGTTATCCATTTATTAATATCTGCTTCTTTTACGTATACGTGTATATTATAATGATCTACTAATGATTCAGCTGTATTTATAATAAGTAATTCTCTACCCTCTCCGGTAGCTGTGTATTTAGGGTGTTCTTGAAATTGTCCTTGAAATAAGAGCTTAAGTCTTGACATTTCTGTTAACGACTCTGTAATATTGGGTGTTGTCTTTACAAAAGAAACATCCTCGTTAAAAGCAAACGGTATGCCGTTTAAATTAACTGTGGTGTATCTCGGTATTGCGTAGATACCAGGTGCTAGATTTGAAGCTGATGCGTTAAAAGAAAGTGTAGAAGTTTGATAGCCTACAGGGTTGTAATCTAACAACTTTACAATGCGGTTCATATTCTCGTAAAGCTGAGCTTCTGTGAACATGGACTCTGTAGATGTTTTATTAAGGTAATATATTAATGTGTGATAAGAATACGAAATAATATCAATGACTGTAGCTAAATTACTACCAATAAAATTTTGATCGGTGAAAACTTTTTGCTCATTTAACCTATTAACTATTAACTGTCTTAAAGAAAGTGCATCAAAAGCAACATAACCATCTTGCGGTATCGCGTAAATATCGGGTTCTGTTATTTTCATAAATTATTTTTTTTATCTCCCGTTGTTAGTACTGTAAATATTTGATTTTGATTTTCAATATAAAAACCTGTATTTGTAGTTAAATTTAAAATCGGTACATCGTAGTAAACATCGAATTCGTAAGCGTTATCGTCTTCGTAAACTTTTGCTTTAACGTATCTTACTCGAACTCTAGGTTCATAGGCATCTATTGCAGCAACTATAGCGTCTCCAACAATTTGGGCATGTGTTTCTGTCGCTGGTTCGAATAATTGTTTGTGTAATTTTACACCATATTCAGGAAATAAAAATCTCTGTCCAGGACGAGTGTTAAATAAGTTTAATAAAGAATTTACTACAGCTTTTCCATCTGCACTAACTTTAATGTCCTTACCGGGTACGTTTGTTGAAAACCCTGGGGTTTCGATATTGTTTAATGCCACGTCAAGTGTTAAATCTTTAAATACATGATTTTTTTCTGTATAAAGATCTGAAATAGTTTTTAAAGTTTTAATTTTAACAGGCATATTTTTAGCATAAATAATTATGCTAAAAAACATGTTTAATAAGTGGTAAGTCTACAAAATAGCATAAATAATATAATCATATGAAAAGCAATTTTAACACTGTATTTGAAAACGTACTTGAGAGATACCAACAAGGTGGGTATGTAATAGGGGATAGGGTACGTTTTATAAAAGATTGCTTAAAACATGAATTCTTCTCAAATAAAGGTCAAAGTTTTATTGATCTCGTAAAAGGGTGTATGGCAACAGATTTTGATTTAAATCTTAGAATTTCAGCGGTAAAGAGTGTTTACCCAAATACCGCATTTAACTATAGAGGTGGTGCGGAATCCCCTGACTGTATTTACGTAGATATAATGGTAGAGTATGCTCCAGGTTTATGGAGAACACCAATGACAGTACCGATAGATGTTATTGAGAAATTAGAAGACGGTATTAATACATCTCCTATACCTGATAGTCTTCGTAGAAAATCTAAAGTACATGGTCCGGAAGAAATACAAGCAAAGAGTGAGGCAGAGTTTGATGTTAACCTTCAAAATAAAAACGTAGTACCTAAATTTTCAAGTAAAAAGAGAAATGACCAAAAACCTTCAAAAGAGTGGGAACCGCTCCCGACAAGTAATTAAGTTTTTATACAATATAAAAGAGGTATATTCTTTGGACGTGTTTCTTCATCAACCCTAACAGACCCGTCAAAAAGTAAATCTGTTATAGGTCCTCCTGTAGCACGTGTGATTCCTACAGGGTTTGTAACAACATTAAGACTACCGGTACCTACCCCCTGATCTTCTGTATCGTTAACATCGTCTCTATACCCGAATGTGTGTAAATGGCTCTGTATTGCGTCAGGATGCCTTACCCCGAAGCTTGCACTTTTTGATCCATCTGAATTCACTCCAAGCCCTCTTATAAAATATCCTCGTAGATCAGGTAATTTTATTTTATTACCATTTGTCACGCGAAGACCGGAATCGTTTACTTTAAAACCAAAACTACTACTTGTAGAAAGATTAGCAGCGTCTCCAACATATATTGCTGCAACTAAGGTTGGATAGTTCGCTACATCAACAAGTTGTCCGTTACATTCTAACCACCCGTTAGGAGCAGTGGTTCTCGCAAAAGCCATAATGGCGCCTGAAGGAGTTGTTAAATTAAATTGTTGTAATATAGAATCTCTAGAACTTTTTAAATTTAAAATTTCACTATCAAAATAAGCAAAATTTGCATTAATAACGTTAAGAGAATCCCCAAGACACCACTCCCGAAATATATTGTACGGTACACCCGGGTAAGGCGGAGACGGTAATGTAGTTGTATTAGTTAGCATTTATGTAGTAAATATATTTATTCGCTTTTATCGGGTATTAAAACTATATCGTTTTCTTCAATTTCTATGGTTTTTTCTGGTAGTATTAGTTTTTTAAGCACTTCTTCCCTCGAAGCGACAACCACATTTGTATTATTTACGATATTACTTTGAGGTAGAAGTCTAGCAATTTCTTTGCGGTTTTCAAGTTCAAGTACTTTCAGCTCTTTTGCAGCTTCATTTTTCTTTTTGAGAAGAGCCATTTTGTTTAATGCTTCAATTGCCCCTGTAGTAGAATTAATAAGATTTGCAAGGGCATCTATTTCGTCAGGGTTTTGCCCTTGTATTATATATTCTTTTAAATCTGCAACTGTTTCTAAACCAGTGTTTATTAATTCTTCAGAGCTTTTAATTACAAATTCTGTTATATTATCTTCTGTAACTTCAACACTTTTAACTCTAGGTTTACTTTCTTGAGTTGCTGGTGTGTAATTAAAACTTGAAAGCTCGTCAAGTAGGGTGTCAATACTTTCGTTCATGTATAATAATATACTTATATTCCTTGCTTGAAATAGTCTCTTTTTTATATATACTCAGCATATATGAGTATAACAATTCAAACACCAGAAGGAGCATATATTATTCCATCTGAAAAATATTTACAATTTATCGCGTGGTTAAATCAACATGCTATTAAAACCGTACAGCAAATTAGAGAAATACAGCAACCTCAACCGCAATCAATTCTACTTAATGAATAATATGATAGAAGTAAAATTCGTAAAAACTCACCCTGATGCAGTGCTACCTATCCAAAACCACTGTCATGCCTTAACAGGAGATAGTGGTCTAGATGTTACTGCAGTTGAAAATATATTAGTACCTGCAAAATCAGGTTGTATGGTGAATGTAGGCTTACAATTAGGGTATATTACACCTGGTTACTGGATAAGAGTTGAAAGTCGTTCAGGTTTACAGTTTAAGCATAATATTTCTGCTTTTAACGGTATAATCGATAACCCTTACAGAGGGGACATGGGGGTGAGACTTATAAATAACTCAGACATTGATTATAAAATACAAAAAGGGGATAGAGTTGCGCAGTTTGTTATTTACCCGCTTATAGCAGCATCAACGTCTTTTATAGATGTTGCTACTCAAACTGAACGCGGCTCAAAAGGATTCGGATCTTCAGGTAGATAATATTAAAAATATGTTTGAAAACTTATGGGTTGAAAAATATCGACCTAAAACACTTCAAGATATCGTATTATCTGTTAAAGATTTAAATTTTTTTCTTTCTTTAAAAGAAAAAAACGAGATACCGAATCTATTGTTTGCTGGTTCACCGGGTACCGGTAAAACTAGTCTCGCAAAAATTATCGTAAACCATATACTTGACTGTCAATATCTATACATAAACGCATCAGATGAGAACGGTATCGATACAATTCGATCGAAGGTGTTAGGGTTTTCGCAAACAAAATCATTTGATGGAGCGCAAAAAGTTGTATTATTAGATGAAGCAGACTCAATATCTCTTGAAGGGTCAAAAGCTTTACGAAACGTAATTGAAGAATATAGTAGTAATACGCGATTTATATTTACTTGTAATTATCTTTTTAAAATAATACCTGCTTTACAATCTCGGTGCCAAATATTCAATCTCACCCCACCTTTGGAAGGTGTAATAGCGCGGGTGATATATATCCTTAAGCAAGAAAACATTTCGGTACCAGATACAGAAAAGAGCAAACTCATCACACTTATACGTAATAGTTATCCTGATTTACGCAGAATAATTAATGATATACAAAAATACTCATTTACGGGGGAATTACGCATTGACGATACAAGTGTTAAGAATATTGCTAATAAGGTTATAGAAAAAATAAAAATAAATTGTGATCCCTGTGAGCTTCGCCGCTTTGTAATTGAAAGAGAGCAAGAATTTTCTGGTAATTTTTTACAACTTTTAAAGGAAATGTTTGAAGTGGTGTTTAATAAACAGCAACCTCAAGCTGAAAAATCTAAAGCGTTACTTACAATTTCTGAAGGTATGTATAAAGACGCCTTAGTGACTGATAAAGAAATTAATTGGTTTAGTACGTGTTTAAAACTATACTAACGACCACAGCATCTTCTAACTGGTTGTTCAGTGTTTTGAGGTGCCGTGTATGTTGTAGTATTACTAATTGTTTGCGGGGTGTATGTATTGTTAATACCTGGTGTCTCGTTGTTTTGATTTTGCAAAAAATTATTAACATCGATAACCGCATCTGCATGACTTGCGTGAGAAATGGTACGATAAATTAATTGTTGACTGTTATTATCCGTTACAGCGCCATAAAACCTGTCATTAACTTTTTCGATAGAAGTAAAATAGCTTTTCATATATCAAAGATTACTTATCTATTGTGCCCTCAAATTCTACAGGTAAAGTATCAAATCTATGTACTTTAACTGCGGTAATATCGTTATAATACCACTCACCTTCAAAAACATGCTTTAAACATATTATAAACCATTGTCCATACAGTTTATCATTATAAACTGAAGATTCAACTCCTTCAGTTCTATCAATAGCAATAAACCTTCCGACTTGACGACACGGTAACCCTAAAGTTCGAAAATGTATACAAGCGTTTTGAAAGACCCCTGTGTATATTAATTTTTGTATACCGTTTCCTTGTCGTAAAATAGGATCTTCTCCGTAAAGAGAATAAGTAGGGGTAAGACTTAAATCTTTTTTATCTTTATCTAGAGTAATTAAAAATAATTTTTCAAGGTCCGCTCCGTCGTTTTTATAGACATGAGTAATGTATTGTTTAGCTATAAATTCTCTGGTTTTTTTTACAGTGTTATTTTCAAATTCAATATTAAACTTTCGTTCTGAAAAGTTAAAAGAATGTACCGGTCTAGTTCGAAAAACATTCGAATTAATAAAAGGTGAAATATCAACAAAGCGATAATTAGAAATTATATTATGTCTTGCTGATTTTATATCTATTTTTGGGTTACCGTCGTTGGTTGGTCCTCTTTTTTTCTTATTAGCGCTAGGTTTATCGTCACCATATCCCTGTAAAAACATATGTTCAATCTGCAAAGGTCCTGGAGAATCTGCTCCACTACCGGCTTGTTTAAAAAACCATGTAAGAGGTCTTAGTGTAAAATACCCAATATCATTCGGGGTTGGTCCTTTTTCAATTGTTAAAATACTGTAATCATGAATACCAACAGCAGAATCTCCTGAAAATTTTTCATTACTAGCATGATAGCTATGCACGTAGTTTAATGCTTCATAAGCTGTAGCATAAGCTGGTGCTGTATAGAATATCTTAGTAGCTCCTTCTTCCCATTCATCCCCTGTACCGACAAGCTGTTTAACATTTAAACTTAAATCACTAATACTTTTTTCAATAATTTCTTTTACAGCCATACCGGTGGGTATAGAATTATCTGCTTCACTAAATGAGGTCTTTGGCGCTAAATCCGATAACGCTGTAGAATACTCAATTAAATTTGAATTCATTTTTTGAAACCTTATATCGTGAAAATAAATTTTTAAACATTTAGTATCAGCTGCAGCAGCTCCTGTGGCTCCAGGCATACTATCGATGTCCTCAATTTCTGTAATTGAAAACAGATATGTTAATGACCAAAATTTATCGGACTCGTCTATATTATATCCACCGTATTTAGAGGTACCGGTCTTAGTAAAATTCGATGAATCATCTATAGTTGGTGTTATTTTTATCTTTAATAAATCGTTTCCGTCACATCTAAACACATAACTACCATTTTGCTCTGGTGTTTGATTTGCTTGTTTAAGGGCTTGATTGCTTGTTTTATTTAAAAACGCTACAGGGTCAGCAATACCTCTCGATATGGACGGAAAAATATTGCTATTGTTACCTGTTTTTGAATCTTGCCCATCTAAAATTGCGTGCGGTACATATAAAAACGTCATTGAGCCGCGTGTTACCCAATCGGAAAGATCGCTTTCAATAGTTAAATTAATAATAGCGTTTGGGTTAATAGGGAATCGACGTAATTCTGAATCTCCGTTACTATTATCTAAATAGATTTCAACATTATGACGAAGCTGGTTGTATTTTGTATTAACAGGGGTACCGGCCATAAAAAATTAATTATCGGGGGAAGTTAGTTGGTTTAATACTAATTTAACTACTTCAAGTTTATATATCTTAAGATTCGTGCCAGGTTGAGGTATTCGGGTCGGATCTAAGATATTATTTGCGCCAGTAATCACCCACCACAAGTTTGGAGTGTTGTACGCAAAGTATGAAATATTAGGCCAGGTGTCTTGGTATTTAACAGTGTAGGTGTTGTAATACCCTTCTGGTAAATTATTTGGTAATTCAACGGTTTGTAGTAAATTATAAAAATGTATACCATTCTTATCCTTATACACATTAAATATGTTTTCGAGGTTTTCAGATTTTAATTTTTGTAAAGTAACTATTTGATTTTGTTTCATATTAACTTGTTTTTACAATTTCAGTATAAACTTTTGATTTATTAATTTGCTGAAATAAATTTTTACTTGGTAAAGTAAGATCTGTTAAGCTAATATTAACTTCATAAGCGTCTGGTACTACCGCGGACATATCACCGTCTGTACCTTTTGTTTTCATTGTTCTCATATTACCTCTATTATACACGGTAATATCTGTAACACACGCAGCATAACTGTAATGTTGCCCAGGTACGAGTACCTCGTAAAAAACTGGTGGTAAGCTTGTTACATAGTCTCTTTTGTTATAAAGGTTTTGATTAACGAGCAAAACACATAAATCTCTATTTATCTTCCAATCATCTGGATTAAATGTGTTAAACAACGGAAATTTAACTTCAAAAGTACGTGGTGTATGACTTCCCCACATTTTTGGTTTATCGGTTGGACTCGTGATTGGATATCCCCCTAAAACATCTAAACCAGTTTTACCCCAATCAGTTACCCTACCTGCCCACTTTGACATCCAATCTCCTGCGCCGGGTGTAATTGCATTAGCCGTATCCGCAATACCAGATCCTATATTTTTTAAATTATCTATATCTTTCCAAGGATCAGACCTAACGTTAAAATTAATTTCAGAAAAAAACGGTAACTGATATACAAACCCTGTAGGTTTATCTTTTGGAAATAACCAATGGTATGCCTCTAAACTATCAAACTGCCCGCCTACCCCGAGGCTTTCAGCTAAACCAAATGTTAACGTATTAACAATACCTCCTACTTGACCTGTAACGCTTCTACCAACATCTCGTAAAAATCTTAATGCAGAACTTAAAATTTTACCTTCATTAACTTCAAACTCTTTTAAAATAATTACAGGTGCCTCACTTTTTGTTGGTCGGGGGCTTAAAGACCATGTAAAGTGATTTACAACATCAATAAAACCGCCTTTATTACCCGGGCTAAACATCGAAGCAAGGCTCATCTGTCCTTGCCCGAAACTACTATTTAAATCTTGCGAGCGATTTACAAATAAACCACTCTGAGATTGAATATCTTGTTTTTCAGCCATAAGGTGTTAAATATTTATACATTAAACCTAGATCTAATCATACGAATAGGGTCAATGTTTGAATTCGCTACTTGAGAAGCAGATTTTGTTGGTTGTTGAGCGGGTATTTGTTGCTTAACAACTAAAGGAGGGCTAGTTTGATTATTGCTATTTGACA